GCAGATGATCGCGCCGTGGCTCGAGGTGGCGTCTGACGACGTGATCTTCGACTACGCCAAGGGTCTGACGGACGGCCTCGCTCCGGCTCGCGCCGAGGACGCCGAGTCGGAACTGGCGCAGAAGGACGACACCTTCGTCGGCCAGGGCCGCGCCGCCATCATCGACTGGGCGCTCAAGGATCACTACTCGGCGTCCGACGTGACCCGGTATCGCGAGGCGCTTCTGGTGGCCGAGACGGTGCGGGACACGATGAGCCTGCCGCTGACCATCAACTCGATGACTGAGGGGTGGCAGAACAAGCTGGCTCGCGACACCGCGCTGCGCCGCCGGAAGCTGGACAACCGGCTCGAGTGGATGATCATGCAGGTCATCGAGAACGGTGCGATCGTCTACAACGACGGCAAGATCAAGTTCACCGTGGACTTCGGTCGGCCGGCGGGCCAGCAGAACCAGGCACCTCCCGGCGGTCTGTGGTCGGATGTCGGAGCGGACCCGATCCGCGACACGATCGCCGTTCAGCAGTTCATGTTCGACACCTACGGCGTGCCCATCACGTGGGCCATCACCAGTCGTCGGGTGCTGAACTCGATTCTGAACTCTGACAAGTTCTCCGCTCGTACCGGACTCGTCGGTGGGACCGGCGCGCTGCCGGTGGACCCGTACTACCTCGTTGACGGGTGGGGTCCGAATGCGGCCGTCGAGGTGCTGACCCGTGCCACCGGCATTCGGTTCGTGGAATACGACTCGGTGTACCGGACCCGGCCGGTCGGTTCCAATACGGTCACGAACAACCGCTTCCTGTCGGACAACAAGATCTACTTCATGCCCGACTTCAATGCGCTCAGTGATTTCGTGGAGACGGAAATCGGCTTCGCCAAGACGCTGACCGCTCCGCACCCCGAAGGCAACTGGACTGCCGGCTTCTACGAGTGGGAGCGTTCCACCGTAGACCCGTGGGGGTACGACGTGGGGACCGGGTGCAAGATGTTCCCGGTGTTCCCGCACATGGAGTACACCTACACCATGACGGTCCTCTAAGGAGGCGAGATGCCGAAGAATAGAGACGGCAGCGTCACCCGGCGCTCCGGCGTCGGCTTCACCCCGAAGGGTTCGGCCACCCGTGGCTTCACCCCGCCGGGAGCGAAGTCGGCTCGCGGCAATGCCGTCGTGCCGGTCACCGACAAGAAGCGGGTGGCAGGCCGGTCGGCATACGACGTAGAGCGGTAGTCCACGGTCAAGTTCATCGGGGGCCGGGGCACGCCCCGGCCCCTTGCGTGAGGAGGCAGCATGGCAGAGAAGAAGCTGGCCGAAGGGGTGGAGTACACGCGCCCCACGACTCAGCTCGATCTGGAGGAACGGCTGGCTCGCGAGGCCGGGGATTCGCCCGACGACCAGACGACCGCCCGTACCTTCCAGCTTGAAGGCAACGATGTCGAGAACTTCGTCGGCGTCGAACCGGAGCGTATGAACTACGCCAACGATACCGAGGCTCCCCTCGCCGCCGAGGGTGGCCCGGAGGCCGAGGTGGAGAAGCGGCTCGCCGACGATCCCGGCGGGCAGACCACGCTTGGCCCCGGTGCGTCGGTGGACGACTACTACACCGGCCGCCGTGCCGAACAGGAGCAGGAGCAGCCCAAGCGCGCCACCAAGGCTGAGGCGAAGCCCGCCGCGGCTGGTGGGACCGCCAGCAAGGAGTAACCCGTGCCGTACTCGTCGGCCGACGACCTACTTCTCGGCGACCTGCCTCTAGGGGCAGCGGTTGACCGCGAGAAGTACGTCGCCGATGCGGCCGACGAGATTGATTCGGCCATCGGCCACGTGTACGCGACCCCGGTGGATATGACGGAGGGCGGGCCGGTCGCTCGCCACTCCCGGCTCCTGCTGAAGAGGATCAACAACCATCTCGCTACCGGGCGAATCATCCTCGCCGTCTCCATCGGCGGCGAGGACGATTCGCTGCAAGCCTATGGCCGCAGTCTGATCCGCGAAGCGCACGCCGCGCTGGGCGACATCGCGACTGGAGCGGTCGAACTGATCGGTGCCGAGACGGTCGAAGGTGGTGACGTGACCAATGGCCCGGTCGTCGTCAACTTCGACCAGTATTCGGGTGTTGACGCCTTCTACGACAATGTGATGCGAGTGGAGTTGGGGCAGGCCAGTCCTGCGTGGGCACCTGGGGCGGGCTGATGCCCTCCCGGTCCCGCGTCCCCGGCCCGCACGTCGATCTCGATATCTCGATTGATGACCGCGAGGTGCTGCTCTTTTTGCAAGCCATCCGTGGCGTCCTGAGCGGTTTCTCGCTCCACTATTTCCTCCGCGACGAAGGCATGAAGTATCTCCGCAGGCGGGCGCAGGAGCGGTTCGACAGTGAGGGCGACGACGCTTCCGGCGCGTGGCTTCCGTTGTCGGCGGCGACGGTCGAAATCCGCGAGTCTGAGGGGTTCCCCGGCGAAGGGCCGATCAACCGACGCACCGGAGAACTCGAGAGATACATCGTGCATGGGGGCTGGCCGGCGTACCGTCAGACGCCACAGTCGGCCTCAGTGACGTGGCCGGGCCGGGAACCTTCGGGCGAACTTGGGCGCAAGTTCAGGACCGCTCAAGTGGGTCGTGCCTTCCCCCGCACCCCGGCCCGGCCCGTCCTTGCCGTCAACGAGCGCGACACCTTCACGATGGTCGGAATGCTGGCGCTCTGGATGGGTGTCCAGATTGATCGGGCACAGCGCGGGTTCCCCGTCCCCGGAATGTCTTTCGTGGACGCCTTCATGCCTTCGGCGGCGATATGAGCGGCGAAGTCGGGTTCCCGAACAACGTGGTCGAGGTGCTGTCCGATGAGTTCGGAAGCATCGAGAACTTGCAATACGTGCTCAAGCGGCCTCTCAACTCGACCGACCCCGATATGTCAATCGGCATCTACGCACTCGACTGGGTGCCTCAGTCGTTCGAGATCGGCCAGTATGAGCCGGTCCTCGCGACGTACCACTACGCCCTCCAGGCGTTCGTGAAGCACGCGAACGAAGAAGAGGGGATTCTCAAGCACACGCTGCTGTCGAAGTTGGTGCGGTCAATGCTGTACCGCGAGACTTCCATCCGTGTACGGTTGGGGGCGTTGTCTGAAACTTCTCTAGGAATCAAGGAACGTACTCAGCGGTGGGGTGTCCGGCAACAGCGGTTCATCAGCAACGAATTGGAAGGACAGTTCTTGTTCCTGTCCACGATGGAGTTGTGGCTGGAAACAGAGGCCGTGCCGGACTAACAGGAGGCAAGCGCGATGCCGGTTACCGACGCTGATCTTGAAAAGCAGCGGGAGCGCAACGAGAAGCTGCGTGAGCAGATCGCGGAGGCGACCGCTACGCGTGCAACGCGTGAGTCCGAGGTCGCCCGTGAAGTTGAGATGGCGCAGTTGAAGGCGGAAGAGGCTCGCCTCACCGCTGAACTGACGGCCACCAAGGAGGCGGCCAAGGCGACCACGATCAAGGCGGGAGTCGGGACTTTGCTCGGCACCGTCACGGAGCAGGAAGCCGACGCGGCGACCCAGACGAAGGCGGCCTCGAAGGCCGCTGGGAAGGAGTAACCGATGGGCTTCTTGAGCCAGGCTGGGCACCTCATCGTTCGCTCCCAGACGACTCCGGGGGTCTACGAACCGGACACCGGCACCGCCGGGATGGGGGTCAAGACGAGGGGCGGCACCCTCGCCCCTTCCCGTGAACTCCTGGTACCGGACCCCGAAATCGGCGGCGGGCGCGACGTGGCCGATGCTTACCTCGGGACCGTGGCGTTCTCCGGCGACATTGACTTCTACGCTCGGTTCGAGTCGTTGGGCATGTTCCTGAAGGGCGTGCTCGGCGACGCGGCCGTCGCCACCGCGACCGGCGTGTCTACGCACACCTTCGTCCCTACGGACGGCGTGCTCCCGCTGTTCTCGGCAGAGCAGCGGATCGCCAATGGGTTCGAGGTCTTCCAGTTCAGCGACATCAAGATGAACACGCTGCATCTGGAGGCCGAAGCCAACGGCTACCTCATGGGCACGGTCGGCATGATCGCCAAGAATGCGATCTCGGGGGCGACCCCCTCGGACCCGACCACGCTCTACGACAACACGCCGATGGCGGTGGGCACCAACATCACGGTCACGTACAACGGCGTGACCCTGCCCGCCCAGTCGTTCAGCCTCGACATCACCAACAACCTCGAGGATGACAACTTCCGGCTCGGCTCGTTCTTCCTGAACGACGTGACGGAGAAGCGCCGCGAGATGACGATGGGCTTCACCATTCGGCCGCAGGACTCGGCCTACTGGCGGCAGGCGGTCTACGGCACGCCGGCCTCGACCTCGGTGGGTGGTCTGACGACCAAGCAGGCGACGGTCATCAACATCTCGACCTACGAGGATATCCCCGGCAGCACGCCGCCAACGAAGTACTCGTTGGTTATCACGGTTCCGAAGTCCATCATCGCCCCGTTCGAGGTCAGCCCCTCTGGCGACGATGTGATCGAACACGACCTTGAAATCCGGGCCGTGCGTCCTGACCCGGCCGTCGATCTGACGACCTTCGTTCTTCGGAACGGACTGGCCGCTCTGGCATAACCACATAGTTCCGGGTGGGGGTGGCGCACAACCTCCGTCTTGGGTGACAGGGATTCACCCCCGCCCGGAAAGCCCAACTAGACACAGGAGGTCTTTACGGGATGACCATGATGGAAGAAGAAGCCGTAGCCCGCACCGAAGCAGCCATGAAGGAAGCGGGCGTTCCTCTCGAGGAACACATCGTCGTTGACTACTTTGCCTGCGATCGGCGTGAGCGCACGATGCTCCCTGATGGTCGGCAGTGGGTCGAGCACAAGGAACTCACCGAGGGCGAGAAGCGGAAGTACCAGAACTCGGTGAACCGGGACATCACCATTCAGCGGGCCACGGGTGACGCCCGGATGAAGATGGCTCCCGGCGACGAGCGTCACGCGCTGCTCAAGCAGGCCATCGTCGCCTGGCAGGTCTTCCGCGGCGGCGTGGAGGTTCCCTTTACCGCTAAGAACCTTGAGGAGTTTCTGGAGAAGGCACCTCCGAAGGTCATCGACATCATCGAAAAAGACGTTCGGAAGCTGAACCCGTGGCTGCTCCAGGAGATGTCCGTCGAGGACATTGACCGGGAGATCGCGCAGTTGCAGGAACTGCGGGAGACGAAGGCCCGCGAAGAAGAGGGAAAAGCCTTTTCCAACAGCAAGTAACTGCATGGGTGAAGGGAGAGCCGGTTGAGAATGTGCCCGAGTCTCTCCGGCTGTTCTCCCTTTGCGAAGCCATGCGGTGGAACCATCTGCCCTCGGCCGGCGGTCTGTACGACCAGCATCCGCGCCTGTTGGAAGACTGGCTCATGATCTTCAATACCAAGGCCGAACACGAGAAGGCTGAAGCCGAGAAGCGCAACCGTGAACTCGGCAACAAGGCGGGGGCGTCGAAGGGTCGCCGGGGGCGGCGGCGGTGAACCGGGCAACCATGCTCATCACGATCCGGGCGGCGAACGCCGCCTCGGCTCAGGTCGCCCAAGTCCAGAAGCAGATGCAGCAGTTGAACCGCACGCAGATGATGGCGGCGGCGAGCGGCAACAACTTCATGCGGTCGTTGCAGGGCGGCCATCTGGAGCGGTACGGCAAGAACCTCCAGTGGACGGGTCGGCAGATCGAATTCAACTTCACGCTGCCAATCCTCGCCGCTGGGACAGCCGCCACCATCTGGGCAAATAAGAACGAGGCAGCTTTCACGCGCCTCCAGAAAGTCTACGGCGACCTGCGCCCGGAAATGCAGGGCATCTACCAGCAGGAACTGCCGCAGCTTCGGCGGGCCTTCATGGCGCTGTCGGACATCTTTGGCGTCCACGCCGATGAGGTCATCGGCATCGCCGCTTCGTGGGCGGCGGCGGGTGCGTCCGGCATCGCGCTGGCAAAGGCGACGAGGGCCACCCTTGAGACGATGATCCTCGGCGAGATGGAAGCCGCGGCCGCGACCGAGGCACTCATCGCCATCCAGGCGCAGTACCAGTTGAACACGGAAGAACTGACCGGCGCTCTGGCTGTCATGAACATCGTGGAGAACCAGACCGCCATCGGGTTCCAAGGACTGGTGCAGGGCTTCCAGCGCGCCGCCGGTACGGCCCGGACGGCGGGTGTCAGCGTCCGCGAACTTTCAGCCCTGCTGGCGGCGATGGTGCCCGCCTCCGGGTCGGCGGCTCAGGCCGGTAACGCGCTGCGGACCATGCTCTCCCGAATCCTCGCCCCGACCGGCGACGCGGCCGACATCATGAAGCTTATGGGCATCAACGTTCAAGATGCCACGTGGCAGGCGCTCAACGGCACCGAACGCATTTTGAAGATGGCTAAGTCGTTCGACAGTCTGAGCGACAGCCAGAAAGCCCAGGCGTCCTCACTGATCGCCAGCCGGTACCAGATCACCCGGTTCGACACCCTCATGCGGGATGTTCTGAACCCGGTCGGCTACTTCGCTCAGGCGATGAAGGCCACCGAGGACGCCTTCGATCCGGTGACCGGCGAGATCAACAAGCAGAGCAAGGCGTGGCTGGCCTACCAGAAGGAAATCGGGGTCTTCCTGTCCTCGTCGCCGCAGGCGTTCAAGATTCTGCAAACGCAGATGATGAATACTTTGGCCGAGGCGATCATCCCCATGATCCCGGCCATCCTCGGCGTCATGAGCCGGGTGCGCGACTTGATCAAGGCGTTCACCGACCTCGACCCGGCCGTTCAGCAGTTGATCATCGGCGGGCTTCTGTTCATCGCCGTGATCGGTCCCCTGTCGCGGTACATGGGTGCCACGATGCTGCTTGTCTCGAAGTTGGGTGGCGGCTTCGGGCTGCTCGGCGGCGCGGTCGTCAGGGCCGGTCAGTTCCTCGGCATCTTCCAGCGGCGGCTCGAACTCGCCAACGGCCAGATCATCCTGTACCGCTCTGGGCTGCTGACGTGGATGGGCACCCTTCTGCGGATGCCGTTCTCGGCGGTCGCCGCCGGGTTCGGAATGATCTACCGTTCGCTTCTTTGGGCGGTGAACCCCGCTACATGGGCGGCGATCGGCTCGGCTGCCACCGCCGCTTGGGGTGGGATGGTCAGGATCGCCGGCCTAGCCGCTTCCGCGACGGTGAGGGTCTGGACTGTGATGACCGGCGTGCTCGGTCGTCTCTTCATGAGTCTTCCCATCAACATCGCCGCTCCACTAGCGCTCGCCTGGGACAAGGTGGCGATGCTGGTCAGTGGCGTGTGGCGGGCGGCTTGGGTCCGAATCCAGATGCTCTGGATCATGATGCCGAAGTCAGCGCTCGGCCTCCGGGTCGCGCTGGTACAGGCGTGGGGCGTCGTGGCCGCGGCGTCGGCGGCGGTGTGGACCGTGTTCACGAACGCGGTCAGCGCCATGTGGTTCCTGCTTCAAGTCGTCGTGGCCCGCGTCGGGGCGCTGCTCGTTCCGCGATGGGGGCTGGTGGCAACGTTGTCGGCACGGGCGTGGGACGGCTTCTCCTTCCTCGTCCAAGCGATCTGGTTCCGCCTCCCCGCGATGCTGGCCCCCATCGGAGCGGTCATCACGCGGGCATGGGGGGCGGTAGCGGTCGCGGCGAGCAACGCGTGGTCGGCGTTCTCCTTCCTGACCGCCGCGATCTGGGCGCGGATGCCGACACTGGTTGTAGCCATTGGTGGGTTGATCGGGGCCGCCTGGTCCGCCGTCGCCGCCTACGCAACACTCGTCTGGCGCAACTTCGTTACCGCCGTTCAGATGCTCTGGGTGCTGATGCCGAAGTCGGCACTCGGTCTTCGCGTTCTGTTCAATCAGGCGTGGGCCATGATCGCCGCCAGTTCGCTGGCGGTCTGGCGGGGCTTTACGGCG